AGAATCCTTTATATTCCGAAGGCTTTTGTTCGCCTCTTTTTATTGCAACCAAAAAACTTTCTATTTTTTTCTTTTTAAAATATTTTTCAGCAAACTGGGCTGCTTTTTTGGTAAACTTGATTTGCCCGTGTTTTAACATACAACTTTTCCTCCTTTCAATGATCAAAACAAAGATATTATATCATAAATTTTCAATTTTGTCCATTAATTAAGATTAATTGAATTCAACACACTTTGACAATTTTAATGTAACGCATAAAATACTTGTGAATTTTAATCCTCCTTTTGAGCAAAAATAGAGCACCTGGAATTCAGGCACTCTGTACAAGAAAGGCTATGAGATATTATCTCACGATACTATTCTACAATATTAAATTCGTCATTTTCGTCAAGTTTACATTTTTTCAAAAAGGCATTGTGTTTTCTTCTTGGATATTGTTCGTCATGTTCTCCGATTGCAAAAGCCACTTTTTGCCAACTTAAATT